AAAAAGAGAATGCAGATTTTAAAGACAAAGAATAAACAACATATCCAATGGCTCAAAAAAGAACTATAGACATAGACATCAAAAACAATGCTGGAGATACAGCAAAGGATTTTGAGAATTTAAGCAAAGCAACAAACAAAGCTGCCGACAGCGCAGATAGATTAGATGCAACTTTTGAGGATGTTTACGGAGAGTTACAACCGCTTACCACAAGAATGGGAGAGGCGGAAGACCGTCTTTATGAACTTGCTCTTGCTGGAGATACAACTTCAAAAGAATATCAAGACCTTTTAAAGAGCGTAGGTAATTACAGAAAAGTACAAATCCAAACTGACCTTGCAGTTGATGCAGCAGCGACAACATTAAGCCAAAAACTTGGAGGCGCATTAACAGGAGCGACAAGTGGCTTTGCTGCGGTTCAAGGTGTAATGGGATTAGTTGGATCCGAATCCGAAGTTTTAGAAGAAACGCTTCTAAAAGTTCAATCAGCTTTAGCCTTGCAGCAAGGTGTTCAAGGTGTTTTAGATTATTCTAAAAGCATCGGATTAGCAAGCAAGGCAACAAAGGCTTTTAATCTTATTGTAAAAGCAAACCCTCTTGCTTTATTGGCAACAGCTCTTATTGGAATTATCGGATACTTTGCCGTGTTTACGGATGCCATAGATTTAGCAATAAACAAGCTCAAGTCAATTACCGACTTTTTAGGATTGACGGATTTTGCAGAGCAAGAACTTGCAGCGAAACGTAAAAAAAGACATGATGAGGAATTAAAGCGCAAGGAGGAAGAAAAAGACGCAGCAGCAAAATTAGAGCAAGAAGCAAAGGAAAGAGCAGCAGAAGAAAAGTTAAGACTTGAAGAACAAGCAGAAAACTATCGCAAATATGTTTCAGATAGAATAAAAGCAGCAAGGCAGATTCAAGACCTTGAGATTGAGATTATGGAAGAGGGCATGCAGAAAGAGCTTGCAATGAATAAACTTAAGTTTGACCGCCTGATTGAAGACACTAAGAAAAACACGGAATTAACTGCCAAAGAAAGAAAGCGAATAACAGAGATATTTTTATTCCAACAGCAAGAGGCTGAGAATGACATAAGAAATAAATTTAGACAAGAGGAGGTAAAGGCAGAGGATGAATTCCAAGTTAAGCGATTAGATAAATTGGTAAACGAAACAGGGCAAATGCACCTTAATGCTTTAAAAAAGCAAATGGATGATGAAATCATTATTACCAAACAAAAAAACAAAAAATTAGAAGAACTCGAAGCCTTAAGTTCAGACAGAAAAAGAGAACTTGCAGTAAATGCCGCAAGCGATACCTTTTCTACTCTTGCAAACCTTGCTGAGTTATTTGCTGGAGAATCTAAGAAGCAACAAAAGAAAGCGTTTAAGGTGCAGAAAGCTGCAAACATAGCGCAAGCAACCGTAGACACATTTTCAAGCGCAATAGCCGCTTATAAGAGTCAAGCAAGCATTCCTGTTGTTGGCCCTGTATTAGGAGGTATAGCAGCAGCGGCAGCGGTATCGGCTGGATTGCTAAACATCAAGAAAATTAGCCAACAAAGATTTGAAAGCGGAGGAGGAACTGATGGAGGAGGCGCAGACTTTGCTCCAAGCGGAGGAGGAGCGCAAGCACCACAATTTAATGTAGTCGGAGACAGCGGTGTAAATCAACTCGCACAATTACAGCAACAACCTACGCAAGCCTTTGTGGTCAGCGGAGAGGTTACAACGGCACAAGCTTTAGATAGAAACAGAGTACAAAACGCAACATTGTAAATTAATAAATAGAAAAAATGAGAATTGTAGAATTAATCATTGACGAGAAAGACGAAAACAGCGGAATAGAAGCGGTTAGCCTTGTCGAAACACCAGCGATAGAGGAGAACTTTATTGCTTTGAATAAGCAAGAGGTAATGCTTGCCGAAGTAGATAAGGAAAAGCGGTTGCTTATGGGAGCTGCCTTAATTCCTAACAAGCAAATCTACCGTAAAAACGATAAGACAGGAGACGAGTATTACATATACTTTAGCAAGGATACGGTACGAAAAGCATCGGAGTTATTCTTTAAGCGTTCAAACCATCAGAATGCAACCTATGAGCATAAACAACCAATCAAGGGAACAACGATTGTTGAGTCATGGATTGTTGAAGGCGAGCAAGACAAATCAAGACACTACGGTTTAAATGTCCCCGAAGGAACGTGGATGGTGTCAATGAAAATTGACGATGACGAACTTTATGAGAAAGCAAAAAGCGGAGAGGTAAAAGGCTTCAGTATTGAAGGATACTTTGCTGACCGATACGACATGTCAAAAGACGATTCATTCGAGGACTTGCAAAAGCAAATGGTTGTTGAGGAATTAAAGGAGCTTCTAAGCAAAGAAGAGTTTGCTTCATATTCAGACTATCCTGATAGCGTAAAGAACAACGCAAAGCGAGGAATAAAGCTTAATGAGGCGGTTGGAAACAAGTGCGCGACTCAGGTGGGAAAAATTCGCGCCCGTACTTTGTCGCAAGGTGGTGCGGTGTCGGAGTCCACGATTAAGAGAATGTTTTCTTACCTAAGCAGAGCAGAAACTTATTTTGATGCTGGAGACAAAGAATCTTGTGGATATATTTCCTATTTACTTTGGGGAGGCAAATCTGCAAAGAATTGGGCAGAATCTAAACTTAAGCAAATAGAGCGCGAGGATTTAGCAAGTATGTTAGTAAATGAAGATTTTGCAATCATAGACGACAGGCTTGCTTATGGAACTAAGGAGATGGCAGAGGAAGCTGCAAAAGATTTAGGCGTTCAGGGAACTCATGAGCATGAATACGAGGGAAAGACTTGGTACATGGTAGGCGAAACTCATAGCGTAGATATGGCTAAAAAATGCCCTTCAGGATACGAAAAGAAAGACGGTAAATGCGTCAAAAAAAAAAGTAGCTATGCAGAAGTAGGGCCAAGAGGCGGAGTAAAGCGAAGCAAGAAAGCACCTAAAAGCGATACTCCAAATAAAAACCCTAAGGGCAAAGGATCCGCAAAAGGCAATGCTGGAACGAGCAGAGGTGCAAAGGTTAGCAAAGCAGATGAGGCAACCTTAAAAAGAAAGAGCGATGAGTTCAATGAGAAATACAAAGACAAGCTCGGATACGGTGCAAATGTTGGCGCATTGAAAGCTGTATTTCAAAGGGGATTAGGCGCGTTCAATACAAGCCATTCGCCAAGAGTTAAAAGTGCATCTCAATGGTCATTTGCAAGAGTAAACGCCTTTCTATATTTATTAAAAAACGGAAGACCTCAGAATCCTAAATACACAACGGATTACGACTTGCTTCCAGCTAAACACCCAAAAAGCCCAAAGAAATGAAAAAAAAGAAGATGAAAGAAACTCCAAGCAAATCAAGTCCTAAAGGAGGCAAAAGAGGATGCCTATGCAAGGATAACACTTACTCAGCAAAGTGCTGCGATGGTACTCTCAGAGCGCAAGGAATAGGAAAAGTTTAATCGAATTTGCAACAGTAAATAAAATTAAAGGTTATATAGACAAAGCATAATAATTTTGAAATGAAAGATAATACAATTTTAAACAAAGTGCGTGAGGTTTTGGGCTTGGAAGTAAAGCTTGAGCAACGCAAATTAGATGACAGCACAACAACTGTCGAAGCTGAATCTTTTGAGAAAGGCGAAGAAATAATGATTGTAACGGAAGACGAGCAAAAAATTGCTTTGCCTGTTGGAGAGTACAAAATGCAATCAGGCGAAATCCTAATCGTAAAAGAAGAAGGCATCATTGAGGAAGTCAAAGCAGAGGAGAAAGAAGAAGAAAAAGAAGAAGAAGTTGACTCCAAAAAAGAGGATGAGAAATACGAGGAGAAAGACGAAGAGATGTCTGCCGAAGATTCTAAGCCTATCAAAAAGACGGTTGAATCAATTGTAAAAGAAACTTTCTTTTCAGAAATGGAAGCATTAAAAAAGGAAAACGAGGAGCTTAAATCTCAGCTCCAAGAATTGTCTAAGGATCCAGTAGTTGAAGAGTCTACTCCTGAAGCAATCAAAGAAGAGGTTAAGGAAGAGGTTGAGTTATCTGCTGAAGAGCCAAAGGCTGAAGTAGAAGCAGCGGCTGAACCCATAGTACACAATCCTGAGAACAAAGCTAAAAAGGTTGGAAACACGATTTCGCCAAACAAGCGCAAGACGATTATGGATACCGTACTATCAAAAATAGCAAATTCAAATACAAACAATAATTAAATTTTAAACTATGGCTAACACCGTAACAGGAAGCACATATGCTGGAGATTTTAATGGCGACTTTGTTGCCGCAGCATTATTAAGCGCACCGACAATTGCAAATGGATTGGTAACCGTATTACCGAACATTCACTACAAGAGAGTGATGAAGAAGATTTCAACAACAGGAAATGTGTTGGTTAACGCTACATGCGACTTTGACCACAACATGGACGTTGACGTTGCTGAGAGAGTATTAACTTTAAAAGAGGTACAATCAAACGTACAGCTTTGTAAAAAAGATTACCACCAAGATTGGATCGCTGCACAAGCCGGGTATTCTGCATACGAAGATTTACCAGCAGATTTCAAAAGCTTCATGCTTGCGCACGTGGCGGGAATGACAGCTGCTGCTATCGAGACTTCTATTTGGGAAGGTTCTGCAGTCTC